TCTCTAGGTTTCAATTGACCTATAGTATAGCATTGAAGTTCATTGACAAGATCTGTTAGCTCCATTCTCATTGATAGCCAACGATTCACAATAAACGGAGAAAACTTTTTCTGCTCTACATCCGTCCATTTGTCCCAAGCTTTCTTTTTGCTTGTTATACCTCCGATAAAATCAAATATTGTTGCCATTATAAATTATATTTTTTTCTCCATTTTGCTTCAAAGTCCGGACCCATTCCCATTTCTAATATTATAGCATTTTCCGGGATACCAACCAATTTTTTTGCTGTTAATATGTCGTCAATGCTTTTACGTTTATATGTTTTAATTTTTGTCTTTGCATTGCTACGATTACTCGTTTTAAAAACAAGAGTAATAGTTCCCTTTAAGATTTTTTCTGCCATTACATTAAATAATTTTGAATTGCTTCTATTCTATCATCGGCATCTGCCAAGGCCGCGATTGCGTCTTCTGCGTTCTTATAAAAGTCATCCGTTGAATGATCTCCGATACCTGCAGGGTGCTTTGATAGTAATTCTAATGTTAATAATGCTTTAGACTTATCCGATTCTGCTGATTTCATTAACATAGCTGCCAATTGAAGTTTAAATTTATTGTCGTTACTCATCTACTTTCTCCAATTGATTTTCATTAAATATATGTAATAATCCAAATTCATCCATTTCCCCTACAATTCGAATATCTCCCTTAAGAGTTTGGAATACTCCTACAATTGTACATGGAAATGCATATCCTTTTGGTTTTACTGCTTTGTCGCCAACTTTAAATTTACTTTTCATTTTAACCTTATATTTCATTCATAATATTAACAAACATAGCCATTATGTTTATTTCTTTGTCTACCACCGTAGCATCTTTAAACTGTGCTTCTGCAATAATCAATATAATTGCAGCAATGTGACCTGTAGCAAACTCTTCTAAATTATCATACAAAAATGTATATAATGGTGTAAAGTCTTTTACTTTGCTATCCGCAATACATTGTCGTATTTTATTAAAAGTTGCTTTTTTGTCTTTAGCTGTTTTAAGCATTTCCAACACTTCGGTCATATAATTTGCTTGTATTGCACTTGCTTTGTCTAATTGCAACTTACCATCTACCACAGACGCCTGAGCTGCATTCAAAGCTCTTCTTATATCCGGATATGATGCATTGATAATTGCAGCAATATCTTGAATATCATATGTTACACCCTTTTCTTCTAAAATAGTAACCAATCGCTTTGCTACATCTGTTTTATTAGGAGGTGTTATTGCAAATGTCTGACATCTGCTTTGTATTGGGTCGATAATCTTTTCTACATAATTACATGTTAATATAAATCTAGTAGTTTTGCTATATGTTTCCATTAGGTTGCGGAGAGCTGCTTGAGCATTAGGAGTTAAGTAATCTGCTTCATCTAATATCACAATCTTCCAACGTTTAAATCCTACTGTTGATGCATATCGCTTGATCTTGTCTCGCACTGCATCTACTGAATTTTCGTCAGATGCATTAATATACATCATATCAGCATCCACACTATTAGCAATAATCTTTGCCAACGTTGTCTTACCAGTACCAGCTGGGCCAAAGAATAGCAAATGCGGAACATCACCATTCTTAATGAATATCTTGACTTTGTCAATGATATGCTCATTACCAATATATCCATCCATTGTGTCTGGGCGGAAGGATTCTACCCATAATGTATTTTCTGTTACTCCAAACATAATTTATTTATTACCTGTTGATCCAAATCCATGTTCGCCTCGTTTAGTACCCGTTAGACTTGTTACTGGATTCCATTCTATTCGTTCTACTTTGTTCATTACCAATTGGCCGATGCGTTCTCCTTTCTGAAGGAACACTTGTTCTTTTCCATGATTAATCAAGATTACGCCTATCTCTCCTCGATAATCTGCATCTATCGTTCCGGGACTATTTAATACGGTTATTCCTTTAGATAAAGCCAATCCACTACGAGGTCTAACTTGAATTTCATAGCCAATTGGAATTTCAACATGTAATCCTGTTTTAACTAACAATTTATCACCTGGATTGATAGTGGCATCATGATTAGATCTTATATCACATCCTGCAGCTGCTGCGGTTTCTGCTATCGGCAATTTAATGCCGCCGTCTTTTACTACTACGTTAACTTGCATATTAATTCTGTAATTGTACCAACCAATAATTAGACTCAAAATCACTACCATCAAAATCAATTCTTGATAATCCTTGACTCGAAACATGCATCGTGCCTTTGTCACCTTTATTAGCAACTAAAACTTCTTTGAGTTTATCTGCACTAAAACATATTGGCTCTAAATCGCCTTCTGCAGTTGTACCTATAGAAAATGTAATGTTATCTGAGTTAACGGTTGAATAGTTAATAATAAATTTAATTTCTCCATTTACTACTTGCACTGCAAAATTCTTAGCATCTGGTAATGCATTCTTTGCTTTAATAAATTTAGTTACAAACTCATCGTCTATTGGCAAGGTTACTTCGTATGGAGGTTCTGCGTTGATAGCGGGAACTGCAGGGATAACGGTTGTGTCTGCTAACATGAAAGTTGCTTTAGTGCTTCCTTCGCTAATCTTCATAGCATAGTTTTTACCGGCAGCGTCTTGTACATCTATATCGATGTTCTCGCCAACTGCAGACAACATTTTCATCAATGCTCCTGTATGATTGATACCCAATTCTCCCTTCATAAAAGGAGTCGTTTTCCATTGCAGTTTCCCAACTACAGTTTGATCCATGTCGATAAGTTCGCAACCTACCCCTGTTTCATTTTCTTTTAGTATTACCGCTTCGCAATTACCTGCAAGATAATAACGATTGATAAATGATTGTAATTTACTTTTTTCCATTGTATAACCTAATTAAAATTTAAAAAATTTCTCGAATTGTTTAGCATCGGTAGTTGATATACTATCTCCACCAAATTTCTTGTATGTCTTTTTATATGTTGCATATACATTCATTGCATTGTCTGGATCTGCAAACATTTCGTGTAATGATAGTATAACATTGAATAATTCCTTTGGAATAGCCGTTTCTAACAACTCTACATGATTGTGACTCAACTTGTTTATGTCTTTTACAATTTCACAGTATAGATGCGTATTATGAACAACCATACGAGGCATTCCTTCTTGTGAATATCGATCTAATCCAGTTGCTGTCTGTCCACCTAAATATTCATATGTAAAGTCATTACATGCTGGGCATCCTATGCTACAAGGCACCTTTTTAGTTTTATCAATAGTTATGCAACCATCTTTACCTTGTTTAATATGTGTTTTTCTTCTATACTCAGCATTCTTTGGAAAATATAATTCTGTGAATGTCTGTGTCTTATAATTTCCAGAATGAAGATATGTTCCAAATACCGGATATTGACCTGGACTAGATGAATCAGACATTAACTGTATGCGATTGTCTGTCAATTTATTTAGTAACTCTTGCAAGGTTGCTAATATAAAGAAATCTGATATCTTACTTATTCCTAGTAAATGCACATATTCTACATGTTTCTTTTCAAACTCTCTTTCTTGAAGCATTAGTGCAATTACATACATAAAATCTACTAATTTTTTAGGACCTCCTATACACCAACCTTTAAAGTCAAAGTCTTTAAACTTGTGATACCATTCTTTATATTCCTCACTAAATGTACCTTGAATAACATTTATGAATTTTGTCTTACCACTCTGATTCTTTTCAAACCATTTAAAGTTGTCAAATGATATATCCATAGAATCTTGGAAACGATTTTCAAATGTAACTCTAGGTGGTATATCTAAATTTGCGGCTACATCACTATTGGCTTCTAGCCAATGAAATATCTTTTCTCGTATTGTGCTATCCCATTTAAGAGCACCAGTAGCAATCTGAAATCCTCCTGAGTCACCAAATACAAATGTACCATCATCTAAACCTAATTGGTCTCGAAAATCCATTTTCTTGTAATGATGTCCTGCCGTTACAAGAAAATATGGATGTCGCCATTCTTCGGGATATTCTTTAGCAAAGAATCGCATTGTAGTGCCGTCTTCAAACTTAGTATCTTTTTTGAAAGCGGACACCATACTACCTGCTGATAGTGATGGTATATATAAAAACTCTTTTCTATCCATTTTGCTCCTGTTCTAATAAATGTTTGCAATATGCTTCTTCATGCCACACATTGATTTCTTTGTCAAAGTCATTTGCTATAATATAACCTTCCATTCGCCGACCTAAATCTGATACAATTGGAAATCTCATAGTTTGAAAGTTATTGCCTTTTTCAATAACATGATCAAATGTCTTTAAACAGTCATTAACGTCAAACGGCTGATATAACTTGTCTTTCGGAATAAATTCAGGAAACGATCTAAAATTTGGATATACAACATCACAACCAAATAGTGTAGCTTCTAATATGGTCCACGACACATAGTCTTGTAAAGCTGAATTAAATTGTATTCGAGCCGTGGATAATTGTTCGTAATATTCTTGTTTAGTTAGATTATGCATACAAACAAATCTAGGCTCACGTTTTTCTAATTCGTGCATTGCTCCAATTACTCCAGATACTGACGATCTAAATTCTTTACCAGATGTAGTAACGTGCCATGTCCAATCCGGATTATCTGCTAGAAATGCTTCTGCTACTTCCAACATAAAAAACGGATTCTTTTCTTTGTCTAATCTGCTAGAATATACCACAGTATTTTTTCTAGAATCTAATGGATTATACTTTGGATTTTTGTCTAATGCCATTTCTGCGTGTAATGGAAGTGATACAACATGTATTGGGGCTTCGAATCCTGCTTGTCTGAGTTGTTCTTTGTGAATAGTAGATCCTACAAATATACCTGTCATTCGTTTGTCTAATCCTAACTCAAACCCCCGCATCCAAGAACGCATCGGATACACAAAGTCATATTCGTCCACACTTTGTGCGTGAAGCATTGAATAGAATTTCAAATCAATACCATACAAATCGATTGCATATAATATAGACTCAATACCCGGATGCCAATAGTCTTGAAGAAATATTATGTCTCCGTCATTGACTTCTCCACGATTAAGCATATCTAAAAAATTAGCACATTGACTCATTGCAAATTTACCTCTACCTACGGCGTCGAGTACTACTCCAATCTTTATTTGCTGATCGGGATCGAAGTCTCCTTCAATGTCTATAAACTCTAATTGATCTGCATATGGCTCAAAAGTAGCCGGCATCCATTCTTTTGATAGCTGA